AACCGAAGACGAATTTGTTAACAGCCGCATAAGACCTTTGATTATAGAACAAATTAAAGCAGCTAAACAAAACTTGTCTGATGGTAAGACTGTTGCTAGTGATGCACCGGAATATATTGCAGCAATGACTGCTTATCGTAGGCTACCGCCTGATATACGTAAGAACGCAGCGACAGAGTTCCTTATGCGTGAGGGTAGACCTGCTGATGGTGCTAGTATGGAAGACTTGTTTACTCTAGCGGAGTATGGCAAAGCACTAAGGGAAGCATACAAATAAAAAAGGGGGCCGTTAAGCCCCCTGTTCCTTTACTAAGATATGTAACAAGTACATATATAACATTGCTACCACACCCAATAGTACAATCAACGATTGTCTCCACTGCCGCCTAGCATACCCCTAGATTTCCTGTCTGCAAGTTTTTCCAGATTATCTTCCATAACTCTACCAAGGTTAACTCCTAGTTCTTGTGCTAGTACAGCGATATACCAACAGACATCGCCTAACTCCTTCGTAATCTCTGCACGTTTAGCAGGGTTATCTCCATCACGTATCAGCTTCTTAGCCTTGTTAGCAATCTCACCTGCCTCACCAGACAGTCCTAACGTCAAGTACGCTAGGGCTGTTTCTTTTGGAAAGAAGGCTGTCTCACAAGCCTTCTGCTGGTATAGTGCCGCTGTAATACCACTCATTTGTTTCTCCTTCATCCACTGTTTAACTTCTTGTTCTAGCTTCTTCATTCCGTTGTACCTTTTGTAGATTCACATGGTAGGCAGTATCCCAACCTCGCTGCCATTCCCTTGCTTGCATTGTGTTGGAATCAATTGGGCAGGTAAGTCTGCCTCGTTTAAAGGCTTCCTGTCCCCACTCAAATTGAATCCGTAATGGTGCATCGTACTTATTTAATCCGTTACGCCGCATCTTGTAATCCTTTCGATAGCTGTTGGAAAAACGTCTTAGCTTGGTGGTTGAAAATCTTAATGGCTTTTAGTTTATCAATCTTAAACCATTCACCCTTACGATCTTCAGAGAAGTGTGTGAATATCCTATGCATCTCAGCTTCTTTCTCGTGCCGATTGTCCGTAGTTAATCTGGCAATGATTGAGTAGTCACGGAAGGGTGACGATGTTTGATATCCGTTGCATCTATCGTCAGCATTAACAGCCTTGCCTACCTTAATCCAATCAGGGAAAGCTGGATTGACAATAGCGTATACTTCACCTTCACTAGTACGTTCAATCTGCTCATGTGACCATGCATCATCTAAGGACTTGTACCTTCCGGGTTTCCACAAAGGATGTGACGTAGGTATGTATTTACCATTAACCCACATACGCCGTGAGTTCTTACTGGCATACTGACTGAGGCGTTCACGCTTTACCTTACTTTCCTCTGGTCTGTAGTACCACCACTCGCCATCTTCGTATACCGGCTCTACAGTTTTAAAGACTCCCTTTACTTTCGTCATCCTTATTCTCCTGAGTCAGTTTTACTTTGGGTTTCGTTTACAGAAGCTACCAGCATCTTGCTGAAAGCATCCTGCGCTACTTGTAACTGGTCTAGGTCAAACCTAGCCTGTGCAATCTTGTTGTTCAAAGAAGCAACATGATTAACCATAGCCTTCTGGTTATCTTCTAGTTCTTCAAAGTTGTATTCCTTACCATCAATGGTAATCATTCGGCTCTCATCATTCATTTTCATTTTCATTCTCCTTCTGTTTCTGTTTAAGTTTCTGCCATTCTTCATAGCTAGGATGGCTACGTGGGGGGTTGAACTGTACCCAACCATCCCCACGCTTCCACACTAACTTACCACTAAGCTGCTGCGATGTCAACTATTTCACACACCCCTGCAGTACAGGCTAACTCACGCCCACCTGAAGTTGTGTCCTCTTTTTCAAAGTCACTCAGCTTAGACCAGTTTACTTTCTTAGGCATCTTCTTCTTGAACTCAGTGTACTGTTCAGCATCAATGTCCTGATAAGGTGCTTGCTGATATATGTGTTCGCTGAATGGTAGGAAGCTAATGCCACTAACCTCATCGAAGTGTTCGTACACCCAAGCACCTACGTCCATCCACTCATTCTCTTTGACTGAGATAGTGACTGATGGTTTGTGTTCACACCAGTGACGCTGGTAGGTAAGCCACAGTTCAAGCTGCTCAATGGCAGTCATTTGAGTACGTGTTACCGCACCTTTAGGTGACTTCATTGGGAAGCTAAACACTGTAGTGCTATCAGGCTTCATTACATCTGGCTCCGCTGGGATACCTTCAGCAATCAAGAACTGTGTCAGTGGGTCTTTGTTATCGCCACGTACTGTACGGATGTAGTATGGATTGTGACGAGCATGAATACCACTGGCTGCATCAGTAAGCTGAGACACAGTACCACTTGGCTTCACACAGGTGACAGCAGTAGACTGTGGAATATTTAGCCGCCTCGCCATAGTTTCATTGGCTATGACCGCAGCATCCCGCAAAGTCTCCAACAGTATTTCCAGCTTATCTCCTGTCTTAGAAGTCAAAGCACTGTCCATAATACCTGTCAGTGACACACCAAGCAACCGTTCTTCCTCTGTATTCTTCTGCCAAATCTTACGCAGATACTTGAAGTTAGTTAGTGTAGCTTGGAATGTACCCAAGATTGTAGCCAGTCGTACCTTTTCTTTCAACGTATCAGGAGTATCCGACTCACGTACTACTACCTCAGACAAGTTACAGAACTGATATGGGCGTAAGACTATCTCACTGCAAGGATTGCAACCGAAGTCATGTTCAGTCTCACGTCTACCATTCTTAGCTGCCTGCTTCTTAGCAGACTGACGATTGAAGATGCCACGTTCACCTGACTTGCTGTCATACAACGATAGCCACTCACGCATGAACGTACCCATCTCAGGCTTAGTCTTGTACGCTACAGAGTTATTAGCCAGCGCACGTTGACCTTCATTCTCCCACCACTGACCTGACTTGGCATGTGCCATCTGGTCATCGTTAAGATTAGACAATGAAATCAAAGCACTACGGCGTACTCCACCGACAACTACAACCTCACCAATCTTACACATGATGACGTGACAGTCGATTGGGTATATCCTACGTCCAGCAGCACCCTTGAACTTCTCAATACAGAAGTTAAACAATTCAACGAGGGGCTGTGGACCTGATGCACGACCACCAAAAGTCTTTAGCCGTGCGCCAGCAGGACGTACTTCGCTGACATCGAACTTAGGTACTTGTCCACTGTACAGCATAGCAATCAATTCCTTCAGTGATTTAGCCCAACCCGGACGTGAATCACCTACCTTAATTACTGTGTCTGTATCGTGGAACTCTTCGCTAACCATAGGCAGCTTCTCAATGCAATGACGCTCAACGCTGAAGCCAACGCCAGTGCCACACATTAGGATGTACATAGACTCGTCAAAGGCACGAGGGCTATCCACAGGCACGTAGGAACAATTGTATCCACCTACGTGACAGCGATCTAGTGCTGGCCCAGCAGTCATCAATGCCCTCATAGAAGGCATGATAGACTGGTTGAGTACAGCTTCTTCCAGTTCACCTCTTAGTGTGTCTGGTAGCTTATAGCCATTGTTATTAAGCAAATGGTCAGCCATATAATCAAAGTATCTAGCGACAGTTTCACCCCATGTCTCCCTTCGCTGTTCGTTTTCTTTCCATCTTGCATAGCGTGAAAGTGCTATGAAGTTCTGGTAGTCTGTTGGTAATGTGTTACTAATCATAAGTTGGTTACTCCGTTACTGTTCTAATGTTTTTGATAGTGGCACCCTCTATATCATAGAAGTATTCGGTAATGCCATCCTCTAATTCCTCACCTACTCTACCATCAGCGGGGATTGGATATTCTTCTTCATCTACATCAAGGGTAATGAACATCTTAACTCTTATCATTAGCCATTACCTCTTCAATCAACTTGTCCAGATACCACTGTGCTTTCTTCAAGTCTTCTAGTGGTTTGTCTTTGTAGTCGAAACGCCATAGGTATTTCATAATGTTACCTTGCAGGTAGTATTTGAACCCATCACCAGTAGCAGCAGAGATAGCATGAATACACTCAATGCCTGTCTGGTTATAGTGTGGTGGACTGTTGACCATATCAACAGCTTCTTCCGCAGGCCACATCTGTTTACTATCGGACTGCGACATAGCCTGTTTCATAAACGCTTCATGTCTCATGCTGAACCCCCTGTCTTTGTGTTAAAGTGAAGATGTACTACATTGCCATCGTATGTCCTTTCGACACCGGCTTCTTCCTCTAGTTCTACATCAATATCCATCTCTGTGTCAAGAACTTTTGTTACATATTCGTGTACAATATTACGTAGTTCTTCCACTTCTTCCATAACAGGTACGGAAGCACACATCATCTTAGCAAAGTGCATCACCTGATAATAGTCTTCGTCATCC